CTAAATATCCTAACTTGGAATGCTGGGAATTCTGTAACAATACTTCTTCTCGTGTATTATTCCAAAGAAGTGAATATGAAGAAACTACCACTGATAAAGATGGTAATACTGTTCCTGCGTGGACCGCAGATTTTGAGGCTCGATTCCCCGATTTAGATGACCCATATCGTGATTACACTCGATTCAAGCGAATGACTGACTGGGTTGTTTCTACAGATAGACGTCAAGCAACCGATAATGAATTACCTGAACCTATCACATATGCAGATGTTGAATATACTAAAGATACTGCAGAATATCGTTTAGCAAAGTTTAAAGCAGAATTTGAAAATTATTTCTGTAAAAACCCAATGATTTTCTATTATGTTTTCACTGAAACTTTCTTAATGATTGACAACCGCGCAAAGAATATGTTCTTAACTTCTTTTGATGGAGAACATTGGTTCCCAATTCCTTATGACTTTGATACTGCGATTGGTATTAATATTAATGCCTGTTAAACCTTTTCCGTTTCATCAACGGGGTTTATGAATTAAAATTCATAGGCTAACGGGGAAACCTGACCGCATAATGGCGAAGGCAATCCCGTGGGAAATTATTTAAACTATTTAAAAAAAATAAAGAAAGGAGGATAAAAATGATTGGAATTATTTATAAAGTAACAAATAAAATAAATAATAAAATATATATAGGTTAGAGTATAAATACTTTAAACCGAAGACGTACAAATCATTACTCTTCAGCAAGAAATCATAATAATAATTCAATATTTCATAAAGCATTAATGAAATATTCTAAAGATGATTTCACTTGGGAGATTGTAGAAACAATTTCTAATAATAATATAGAGTTATTATAGAAAGAATTAAATGAGAAAGAATGCTATTTTATAAAATTATATGAATCTAATAATTTAAATAAAGGATATAATATGACCGCTGGTGGCGAAAGTTTTCAAGAACAAGCACAAAATTTTTGGGATGATCCAAATCGAAGTGATAGTTGGAGAAAAGAATTAAGTAGCCGAATGACAAAATATTGGTCTGATGAATCCCATATAAAGCATTAGAGTGAGCAAATGAATAAATTTTATAAAACAAAAGAAGGACAAGAAAAAGCCAAACAACATAGTAATTTTATGAATGATTATTATAATGGTGTTAACGCAAGAAAAAATAAGGCTAAAACTTCTCATTATTTTATAAAAGCAATTTCTCCAAATCAAGAAGAGTTAATTTTTATTTCATCTAAAGAGCCTGATTTATATTTTAATAGAAAAATAAATTTAAGGGCTAGGCTACATCAAGTTGGAGACATATGGATTCCAACAACTAGATGTCCTCATTTATATGGATGGAAATTTGAAGCAATAGAAAAATATGAAATAGTTTAAATAAAAACCTGTAACGACTATCTCCGTATCGGGAGAGTAGGGGTGCTATTGATACGCACTTCGAAATGGGTTTTGTAGATTTTAAAAATCTATTAAGATATAGTCTGTCCCATTAGAAATAATGGATTTAGATGATTAATAATGAAGGAAAACTTGTCTTCGACTATGATTTAGAAGACTATGACCAAGTTGATGGTGATGATGTATTTAATGGACAATAGAGTACGCTTTGGATTAACGTAAGAGATGCTTTCGGTAATGATATTCGTAAGATGTATCAAGATTTGCGCTAGAGTGATAAATTCTCTTTTGAAACTATTAATGCAAAAATGACTGCTCACCAAGAAACTTGTTGGCCAGAAGCAATCTGGAATACTGATGCTAATATAAAATATATTCAACCCTTCTTTACTACTGGTATTAACTACTTTGAAATGTGCCAAGGCAATAAAAAGGCTCAACGTGAATGGTGGTTATTTAATGCATTTAAATATCGCGATTCTAAATATTATGCGGGCGACGCAGTTGATACATTCGCATTCTTTAGAGCATATGATAAGGGCAATGTTACTGTAACTCCTTATCAGCACTTATGGCCAAGAGTAGAATATACTCGTAGTTATCCTTATACTGTAAGAAGTAAACGCAATGTTCCTAATGTTATGATTAATAAAATGGATAACGTCCAAGATACTGAAATCTGGATTGACTCTATTGATAGAATTGTTAGTTTGGGCGATATGAGTGCGCTAATGACTGACACTGTTGACTTTGCAAAAGCCGCAAAATTACAAGAAGTTATTTTAGGTAATCCTACTGAAGGATATGCAAACACACACTTATCTGAATTAAGTTTAGGTACTAATAGATTATTAACATATTTAAATGTTGAAAATTGTACAAATCTATCAAAGGCAATCAGTGTTGAGAGTTGCGCCAACCTTGAAGTCGTTAAAGCGAAAGGTTCAGCGCTTCCCGCGATTGACTTCCCTATTGGAGGACATTTAAAAGAATTGTATCTTCCCGATACATTCTCTAACTTAACCTTGCGCAATCAGCATATGATTGAAGTATTTGATTTAAGCACTTATGAAAACTTAACTTCTATGTGGATAGATGATACTCCTGGATTACCAATAGAAGAGATTTTATTAAATTCTCCAAAATTAAATCGTGTAAGATTAGTTAATTTAACTTGGCAGGTAAGTAATGAAGATAATTTAAAAACTATTTTCAATAAATTAAAAACTTGCGCTGGCCTCGATGCTAATGGTAAGAATGTAGATAAAGCAGTTGTAACTGGTTATATTGAAATCAATTCTATCTCTGACGATTTCTTGGAAGAATTAAATGAATATTTCCCTGAACTGATTGTTATCGTTGATGGTAAAACAAGATTTTTCTTGCGCTATGTTAACTGGAATAATGAATTATTATACAAATATGCTATTTCTCAAGGTAGTAATGCTATTGACCCTGTACAAAATGGATTAATTGAAACTCCTATTAAAGAAGGTAGTGAAGATACTCGTTATAGTTACACCGGATGGAGTAGTTTACCCACTAATATCCAAGGTCCTCAAAATATGGTTGCTTTATATGCAACTGAATTTAGAATACAATTCCTTGATGGAGATAATAATGTAGTTAATACTCAATGGATTATTGCCGGCGAAAGCGCAATAGATCCAGTAGAGAACGGATTAATTAACATCCCAGTAAAATCTTCTGATGTACAATATAATTATGTATATGCTCATTGGAATGAAACATTTACTGAAATTGTAAGTCCTATGAATGTTACACCCTATTTCACTGCATTCTTGCGCGATTACCCTGTATATTTCTATAATGGTGATGAAAAATTACAAGAATCTCGAGTATATTATGGTAATTTCGCTGTGTATGAAGGCGAAGAAAGTGAAATTAAGAAAAAAATTGGCGGAGTACCTTCTGATTATTATGAATTCGCTTCTTGGTCTCCCTCTTTAAGTGAACCTGTTACTGGTACTACTTATTTCTATGCTCAATATGTATTTGACGGATATATTGAAGATAGTTGGGAAACTATTATAACCAATGTAAGTACTGGTAATTCTGACGCTTATGGTTTTGGCGGTAAGAAGAAGATAAATTTAATCTATACCAATTTAGGACAAACATATACACAAGATGTTGAGTTTGAAATTGTAGATAAAAACCACGATATTTTAGAAAATATTGACCCAAGTTATAATAATGGTGCTGAAAAAGCGGGTTTAACTTTCCGTTGTGAATTACCTTTAAATAGAACTATTAATAATGGTCCAAAGACAGTAGGTACTTCTTCTGGATTGAACATTGGTGGTTGGGAAATTTGCGACGTTCGTACTTGGTTAAATGATGAATTCTTTGAATGTTTACCTGATATTTTAATAAAAAATATTAAATCTGTTGAAAAGATAAGTGATTTAGGTTATCAAGAAAAAGGATTAAAAACTACATATGATAAGATCTTTTTACCTTCTTTAGAAGAATTAAATATTAAGAATAGTAATTTTACTGTATTAGGACAAGGCACTCCTTATGTTTTATTCTCTGATAATGCAAGTAGAAAATCTGATATTATGTATTGGACTCGTTCTACATATCCAATGACCCACATCTGGTGCGCTATTGACTTGAATGGCTATGCGTCTTATAGTGGCGGCGGCAATAAATCTAAAATTATATTCTTCTTCTGTATCTAATAAAGGAGGTATTTAATTATGTATAAAGTAATGCATAACAATCAAATTATTGATGTTTTAGAAGATTTATGCTATGTTAAATGTCTTCCTAAAACATAGAGAATACTATCAGTTGATGAGCGTTAGGCTAATGGTATTGTTTCTTCTGATGGCGAACAAATCTATCATTTATATGGTACAAAAGATACTTTTAATGAAAAAAAATTAACAGTAAGTGTTAAACCAATAGAAGAAGAAGAATATTTAAGATTAACTACATAGGTTAAAGAAAATGCCGATTTAGCAAATCGAATTAAAGAATTAGAAATCTTGGTTCAAAGTCTTCAAGAATTAATTTCAAAAAGTTAAATATATTGTGAAAAATAATAAGTTTGAAATTGATAACTTATTTAATCTTTTAACTCTTTGAAAATGATAATGAGAAAAGATTTCTTTTAATATAATTATTATGGGTATTATTATATTCTTTTCGAAGAGTATAATAATACCCTTTTTTTATTTATCTTTTAAAAAAGAAAGGATGATAAATTTGGCTGGTAATAAAACTTTCCAATCTCGTATTGTGCATAAACACGATACAGAAGAAAACTGGCTAAAAGCAACCAATTTTATACCTTTACAAGGCGAAATAATTATCTATGATATTGATGATAATTATTCGTATGAAAGATTTAAAATTGGTGATGGAACTACAAATGTTAATTCTTTACCGTTTGTTATTAATATTATACCTATTACAAATGAACAAATTGATGAAATATGTGGTGCAGGTACTTCTCCAGTATTAGGAGAAGGAGTACTTGGTGAAATGATACTTTAATATTATTAGGAGGAACAAACTATGAGTTATCAGAAACAGATTTTTGAAAATGGAGATACTTTAACTGCTGAAAATTTAAATTATATGGAAGTTGGTATCGAAGAGGCTTTAATCCCTTTTAGATTTGTTATTGATTATAAATGTAGAGAGGATTCATTAGATGAAGCCACTGTTGATAAAACATTCGAAGAATTAAAAGAGGCTTTTCTTTCTGAGGCTTTAATGGATGGATATTTGATTCAAAGAGAAGGACAATGGAATGAAGATGAAGAAATTTATACATATGAAAAACCAACTGCTATTTGGAAAGTTCTTAAAGTTTTATTAATGGATAAGTATGAATGGGACGATGAAAATGATGTTGAAATTACAATACCAGATTATATTTTTATTTTCTATCTTACTGATTATCGTGAAGTTCAGTATAATGCAGATGGTTCTTGGGTACATTGGGGCGGCAATGGTTAATAAATAATCTTTAAAAAGGAGGGCTATAAATGGATGATAATATCTTTAATGTCTTAACTATAGACGGATTATCTTATTTATGGACTACATACATAAAGCCTAATCTTAATAAAAAAGTAAATAAAGTTGAAGGTAAAGGATTATCTACTAATGACTTTACTAACGAATATAAAGAACAATTAATAAATGCTAATAATAAAGTAGAGAATATTAAAAATTCTGACTGGAATTAGAATGATGAAACTGAAATTGATTTTATTGAAAACAGACCTTTCTATAGTGATTATGTTGTAAAAAAAGATATTTTAACAAATTATACGGTTACTACTACTACTGCTATATTAACTGATGATGGTACTGAATATTATGCTGGTTCATTACCTCGTCCAGATGATGATTATGAAGATAATGATTTATATAAAGTAACTTTCAATGGAGTAGAATATTATTGTACAGCATATGTTCCAGAAGGTTCTGAAGGTTTCCAAGTAATCGGTAATGGAGATTTAAGTGGCGAAAATGGACGTCCTCATAATAATGAACCTTTCTATGTAACATTGTATGAACTCTATACTGAAACCGCAGGAACTTTTACAATCTCTATTCAAGCAATTGAAGGAGAAGTAAAACAAATTGATAAAAAATACTTGCCTTATATGGTCGGCGCAACTGCTGATGATTATGGTATGGCAGGTATAGTCCCCGCACCTGAACCAGGCGACGAAAATAAACTTTTAAAAGGCGATGGTACTTGGTTTGAATTCCCTAATGAACTCGTTTCATTAGCACATAGAAGCCTTACAGTTCCTAATGGAAGTTGGAAATCTAATGTATTTGTTGCAAGTGGAAATGGATTAAGTATTATCACTGCAAAGAATGGAGAATATATTTATTCTTCTAATGGATATGAGTGGATAAAAAATACTATTGAAATAGAAAATTTTAACTCTTTAGAAAAAGCAATTTATTTTAAAGATAAATTTTTCTTATATATTAATTTATATGTCGACAGCGCATATACAGGTGTAATTCTTACTTCAACAGATTTTAATAATTGGGAACAAATTGATAATCCAGATAGAACAGTCCCAGAAAAAATCGTAAATGGATATTTATATAGTAATAATAAATGGTCTGAAGATGGTTTCACTTGGGTAAGCGATGGAAATTCTTTTAATGACGTATGTTATGGTAATGGCTTATATGTTGCCGTACTTCGTACAGGAACTTCCGGTGGCACTGCGACAATTAAAACTTCTACTGATAGAATTACTTGGTCTGATACCGGAGTAACTCTTGGTAACTACTCTTCCGGTTATGATTTAATAGAATATATTAATGGGAAATTTATTGCATTTGACAGTCTTTCAGAAACTGCTTATTCAACAGATGGAATTAACTGGACAGTAGTAAATAATACTTTTATTGGTATACCTTGCACTATTGCTTATAACGATAATATTATTTTAGTAATGGGATTTGCTTTATGAATAAATGAATTTATTAAGTGATAATTATTTATACTATATCTATTATGTCCTTCTTTATAACTTACAGGATCTCTAACATCAATAAGTATTCCCATACTTGGAATATACTCTGACTCTTTAATACTTTTCATAAATACCACCA